CTCAACGTGGCCCATCAGGGCATTCCCATGCTGGCGAAGCAGGGCGTCAAATGCACTTCTCGACGCATAGGGATGATACCCCGTCACGTTAGCGTTGTAGTTCAGCACCGCACCAGGTTGGTTATTATTCGTATACTGTTGCCGGCTAATCATATTCTGAAGCCCAGTCGACAAGTGCGCCGGAAGCACCATTTCCTTTGGATGAAGGATTGAAAGTCCACCACCCGAAATCATCCCACCAGCAGCGGAAGGTACAATTCCGCCCTGTTCAAACAACATTCCAATCAGCGGAATAGATTTGAAAATTCCTCCAATCCCACTTCCCACCGCAGCAGACGATTGCGCGGTTGAGTTCGCTGTGGTGGCAGTTGTATTCAGAGTCGTTGCAACCGTGTTCGCGGTATTTGCCCCTTGCAACAACGTTGTCACGCTCGACGTTGCTTTCGCCGCATCGCCAAACAGGCCGAGCGAAGATCCTGCGGTTCTGACAAAGCTCGTAAGCTGGGTAATAACTCCAACTGCTCCCAGAGCCGCCCGAGCAGTTGGCGAAAGTTGCCGACCAAAGATCGAAGCCGCCGAGGCGGCGATGCCGAGACCTTGAGTCAAGAGCCCTAAATTACTCGTCATGGAAGACGTAGTAGAAGCCGTTCCTGTCCCTGAGCCTTGTTTCTGGGTGTTCTGACTGAGGGCTTGCGTATTCTGAGTAATAGCTTGTTTCTGCTGGTCGGAGGTCTGCTGAAGCGTTGCAACCTTATCGCTAAGTTGCTGATTGGTAGAAACTACGTCCGAATTTCCTTGAGTGACACCTTCTTGAATGGCGACCTGGCCGACAGAGTACGCTTCCTTGTTTCCTTGCTCAACTCCTTGGGCCACCGAACTCGGATCGACCTTAACCGTGTCCGTATAGTTCGGCCGCCGGAACGTGAGGTTGGAAATGTCCCGAGTCTCTTCCCCGGCAGGGTTACTTGCTGCTCCCTGCATGTGGGAGGACATAACCGGAACCCGCCCGCCAGAAACTGGGCCAGTGGCGAACCCTACGTGACCTGTATCGCCCCAGCCACTCGGCGGAGCATAGAAAACATCCCCTTTTCTGACATCATCCGGAGAAACCGGAGATCCGTAATTCTTGAAGCTCGAAGCAAGTCCTGAACCGGAACCTTGGACTCCAGCCTTCTCCAACGCTTGATTGACTAAAATCGCACAATAGTTCTTGAGCTTCTCGCCCGTATGAGTCAGAGCTTCGCTGACCGCCGCAGAGGCTTGGGAACTTGGAGAATCTAAACCCAGTTGATTATCGTTGCTTGCTCCTCGACTAAACCCGCCTGGAACTCCCCGCTTATCTGCCAGCCCAACCAACGCCGAACTGGCTTTGGCAAATTCCTGAACAGAGTTCTTAAACAGTTCCGACGCTTTCGACTGGGCGTCGACGGCCTTTTGCATCTTGTCGGAAACGCCTTTCAGCGCCTCCGTACCTGTCGACTCTTTCGTCAACCCGAGCTTGTCGCCAATCGCCCGACTCAGAACCGCACCGATGCCCGTGTCGGTCATGCCCTCGGTTTTGACACCAAGAACACTCGCAAGTCCCTTCCCAGCGTACTGTGATCCTAAATGGCCAAGTTCCGTTGTTATCGACTTGACGATGCTTTTTCCAAATTCCTGGAACGCTTGCTGTCGAGTCTGAGACCTTGTGATCCCTGCATCGAGGAGTCTTTCCATCGCCGTTCCAACGGAATCAAACATCGTCTGGAACGACTTGAGCTTCTTCGTATTTTCGGCTTCGATGGCTTGAGTCAGTTTCTCTTGTGCCTGAAGCTGTTTCTCAGCATCTTTCTGATAGAGTTCCGCCAGGTGATCGTAGAGCCGGACCTTTTGAGCTTCTGTGAGTCCGTTTGTTTTTAACTCCGCCTCGACCCGACGCTCCTCTTCCGCCATGACGGTTTGGGTAAATTCAGCCTCTTTCGCCGCCATCTGGTCTTTCGACATGGCGTGCTGGGCAACTTGAATCTCTAGCGCCGCATGGTTTGCCTGGATGCGCAGGTTGTCCTGACGCTCCATCGAGGAATTAAACTCAGTAACTCTCGTAAACGCCTGGGACTGGGCCGATTCTAAGTCACGAACCTTTTCGCGCTCAATCTGAGCATTAACGGCCGGAGCCTGTCCGGTGCGAACAGCGGCTTGACTCAACCTCGCATACGCTGCGAGAATTTGATCTACATTTCCTTTTGCTAACTCTACTTCCGCTCGTGCATTGTCCCTGGCTTCTTGGAAATTCTTATTGTTGAGTTCCCGTCTCAGGTTGGCCAGTTTGATTTCTTGCCGACCTATTTCCTCTTTAGCAGTTCTACCCGCAGCAACGCCCGCTTTAATTTCTGCAAGCGCATCTTCTTCCGCCTTGATCCGTGCTTGTGTCCCACGGGCTTCTTCTGCCGCTACCGCGTGTGCATTATCAATCTTTATCCGCCGAGTCTCATCCGACTGTTTCCGTTCCGCTTCTTGAAGCGCAGCCTTTGCCTGTTGAACACTTGGATCTTGACTCGGATCGCCACCAGGAAGGCGAATTTCCGACATCCGCCTTGCTTCGTCGAGCCGTTTCTGTGCTGCCTGGGTTTGAATGGCTAGGTTAGCATGTTGCGCCTGTGCCTCAGCATTGATCCGATTCATTCGGAGCTGATGTTCGTTCTCCTCACCAGATTGAGTCTGCTTCCTCTGGTCGGCTTCTAAGTTCTTTACCGCATTGGCCGCCCGCTGCGCTGCAGTCGGATCACCATACTCTCCAACTTCGCCAGCAAGCCGAGACACCCCCGCCTGAGCGTCCTTAATTCGATTCAGCGCCGTTACACGATCGTCAAGACTTCTATTTCCCGTCTTGATTGCGTCCGCTTGTGCCATCATCTCGCCGATGTTCTGGCGAGTAGATTCGTTCAGATCTTTCGTTGCGTCGTGAGCCTTCGCAATCATTTCCGCGGTGGTATTCATGGCAGGATTAAACGTCCCACCAAGCCCCGTACCGCCGTCCATAAACGCGCCGGACAACTCAACAAAACTATTTTTAAGTAGATTCGTCTCTCTTCCTGCCTCCATAATTTGGCCCTTGCCAAATTCGGAGACAACAAGTCGGTAAGCCTGAGCCACGTTCGTAATCGTTCGAACAGTCTCAGAAAGCGTCATTCCATTCGAACGGATAACGCCTTCTAGTCCGCGTTGGCCTTCAACAAACTTGGCCGCCGCTTCGGGACCGTGCTCTAACGCCTTCAAAAACGGCTCAATTGCTTTCTCAGCAGAAACGTTTTTCAGTCCAGCTAAGGACTGTGCAAGGGAAATTATCTCTGTCCGGGTTTCCTGAGTCGCAGCGGGGAGTTTCGTAGCAAGTTCGACCTGAAGGTCTTTAATAGTTCCGGCGTATTCGTTACCTGCTGCCTTTGCTGCGTCAAACTCTTTTGCAATATCGCTTCGAACTTGCGGACCAGCGCCGAGTCCTTTTAAGGCCAACTCAGCAGCGGTGTCGCGAATTGAAGCTATGCGCTGATGGGCTTGTTCAGCAGCATAGGCGATTGCACCCAATGCTGCCACACCTGCAACAGCAACCGCGCCCCACGGAGTCATCAGAGCATTGATGCCTTGCTGCAACAGCCCTGTGTCTCGCAAGAAGGCCGTTGCCGACGCAGTCATAGCCCCGCGTTGGCCACGCTGGAACTCGTCGAACAGCGCAATAACATGCCGCATACCTTGGCCCATACGATTTGAGCCATGGTCGACATTTTCTACTAACTCCTTAAAACTCCTTTCATAACCGTGGATGTTTTCAGCAGCGTTTTTTGGAAATAGAAGATCCTCTACCCGACTTGCAGAAAGACTGGACTGTGCCTGCATATATCGCTGAACGCGTTCCTGCGCCGCCGCGAGTTCAGTCGTTGCACGAATCTGTTCTCTAATTGCAGTAGTTTGCCGTTGGTAATAAACCTCTCCTGCATGTTCGCCATACTTGCGAATAATGGAGTCGTGCTGCACTTGAAATTTTCGAAGTTCATTCGATAAATTTCTAACAACACTTGACGCATCGTCCTGGGCACTAAGTTCAATTCTCACGTTATCAGGCACGATCAGGCGTCCTTCACAGCGTTGGTCAACTGCTCAACGATCCAGGGCTTGGAGTCAAGAAGATACTGATTCAAATGCTGGGCGGCCTTGGGGAAAGGATGATTAAGCACCTTCGGGGCGAAGACAATCTCTCCGGACTTGGAAAGAAACCGAAGCACTTTAGCTTTTGTTGGAAAGATGGCATAAACGCCAGGCTTGTCTTCAGCTTCGATGAAACCGACAACTGTCGATCCGATTTCTTCCACCCCAGACGTTACCAGTTTCGGATCAAGGAACTTCAGCGGAACCTGATCCTTCATCCCTGCTCGAAGCTGGTCGAAAATATCCTCGTACTTTTTCTTGAGTGCGTTTCGAATAGCTGCTGGGAGTTTGTCCAGGTGAAAAATAGCTTCTTCCGCAATGACCCGAACGGTTATCATTTCTTTTTCGCCGCTTCCTCAAACCCTTTGATAATGTCGAACATCATTTTTGTGTTCTCGACTGCAGCCTTATGCTTGGCTTCAGGAGCTTTATACCCCAACTGTGCGGCAAGAAGCCAGTCTCCTGGAGGATTATCTGTCCAAGCCTTATGAAAAAGCTGGTAGTCCTTCAGCGTTACGGTTCGCTTGAGGTATCGGAGGTCTGGAATTCGGAAAGCGACGGCGAGTTCGGCGGCGATTCGTCCGATGTCCCAGTCCCAGGGCTCGCCCCGGCTTCCTCCGATGCTAAAGGGTCGGTAGCAGCAGCGTTCTCAAACCCGCTGAGGGCCAGCAGTTGGTTAAATGCCGGCGTAATTCCATTTGCTTCCTTGACCGTACAGGACTTCATCCATGCTTCGGACATGGGAAGGTAGTTGTCAACATTCCCCATCTTCCGGGCTATGATTCTCAGGACCGTCGAGGCATATTCGGTCCAATACATATCGGAATTGAGGGCTCGAATATCTTCCCTCGATTGTTCCAAGTCCCACAGACTGAGGGCGGGAACGCGAATTTCCCTGCCCCCAATCGTGAACGGAACATATTCCCCAACGCCAAGAGTGGCGCCGGTTTGTCCATCGTCGTGTCCGTTTCCGTTTCCATCGGCCATGATAGAAGCTCCGGTTAAGGTTTCAGATTCAGACTTAGTTGCTGGTGTTCCAGGTGCCGACGTTGCCGCTCGCGTCTGCGAATGCCGAGAAGTCGATGTCCTGAAGCACGTAGTCGTCGATCCGAGTCGGGAACGTGAGCCGGCTCGAAACGCATTTGTTCAGGACCAACACGACCTGATTCCCCTCGAACTGCTGGAACAAGGTCGCAGCGAACTGGGGAGTTGTCCCCATGAACGGATTGCCGATCGCGATGTTGAACCCGGATGAAACGTGATATGTGTAGTTCACGCAGAAGGCAGACCCAGCATCCGCGGTGGCGAAGACATAGACCCCGGTGGAAGGATTCCAGTTGTATTGTCCGCTGCCGGGCGCCCCGGTAACGTAATTCAACTGGTTTCCGCCCGAGAGGTAGAATGCTCCCTGGTCGACGAGTGGTGTCGAGCCCGAGTTCGCCACGGTGTAGGAGAAGCCCGAGGTTCCCGCCGCGACCGACTCGTTGTAGGCGTATTTCAGCGCCCCAGTGGCGAGGGTCTGACCGAAAAAGATCTCGTTATACATCGAGCCCTTGATTTCGGCGACCTTCGCCTTGCCCGTGATCTTGGTCTTGCCGCGCGCGACGTCGATCGGGAACTGCTGCGTCGCGAACAGTTCCTTAATATCGCCGGCAAATTCCAAGTCGATATTCTGAAGGGCACCGAATCGAACCGGGGTCTGATTCGCGATGTCATTTCGCGACCCCGTCAAGATGCCTGAACCAAATCCGAACTCCATCGTCGTCTCCCAAGTTGGGGTTGCGAAATTGAAACCGTGTCTGTTACTGAACCTTGCCCAGTTCCTCCTTCAGATACGTCCGCAGGGCATTGAGCGAGCCCATGACGTGGTTCCAGGCTTCAGTCGCCTGGGCCAACGGAGAATTATACAAGTGGCCGCTGGTCCACTTTCTGATTGCCTCCTCGATGGCGGAATTCGTGTCAGGTGCCGACGGCGCCGCCGGGGCTGATTCTGTCGGCGCCGCATCCTCGCCATATCCCGTCGTGGTTTCTGTCTGAGTCACATCCGTTGGCCCCGGCCCCGGCGTTGTGCCATCGTCTGGAATGATCCGAGTCTCGGGGTTTGTTCCGTCCGACATCTCATTCTCCTTTATGGAAGTAGAATCCTAATCGGCATGATCAAAAGCGCCTGGTTGTCAATGTCTCCAGGATCTCTAATGAACATGCCATCTCTACGGTCGATGCGACACCAACCGTTATTGGGAGTCAACAAACCTCCCAAGGTAAGCTCGTTCCGAAACGGATCGTCAGGTTGAAGAACCGTTTCAATGGCGGTTTCCATCAAGTCGAGAAGGTCATCGCCAACAATAGATTCCTCTCCGGTCGGCGCATAGCACCAAACACCCATGTTCAGAAATCGACGGGTCAAACGTCCCGTTCCATACTGTTCATAAGTCTCATGATGCTGAACCAGAAACATCGCCGGCTGGTTGCTCGGATCAATATTGTTAAACAGCTTCAACCGGCGCGAAGTTTGCGCCCAAGTCGTAAAGCCGTTGATCGGAACCGAAAACGTAGCCGATTGGAGTCGGGTAAACAAGGCGCTCTTTATGGCGGCCCGATCGACTGGAAGTCCGGGCATCAGGCGATCTCTCGCTCGGCATGGGCTTGGGCATACTCGGAAGCCTCTTCAACAGGCATACACCTTTCCCCATCCCACCGAAACCTCACTTCATCAATGATGACTTCAATCCTGGCGCCTTTGGAAATGACTTCGGAGAGGTACGCCTGAACGTGGGAGTTTTTCCACGCCGCCGAATAGGCCGGGTCGACCTGGACATAAAGCAAATGCGGATCGTCCCGGTCAAAAGGCCCAAGAACCACATGGCACATATCGGGCCGAAGCATCCGACTGCCACGTTTGGTTTCATCCTCAAGTCCCTGAGACGCGAGCCAAACGCACTTCCATTGATGGCAGGCGGTGAGTTTCGGGTCGGTTTCTTTTTCCCTATGAACCGCACAGCCGCCGTGGAGTCCCGTGTGCCAACACAGCATCCGAGCAGGTTTGCCGATGTCAGGGACAGCGAGAAGTTTGCAGCAGAGATTGCACGCGCCGCAATCAGCCATTGACTAATTCCGGCCGAGGAACCAGAAGGCCGCTTTTTGTGGTTCTTTGGGCCTCAACATGTTTATGGACCATAGTTCCGAAGCTGTTCACGAGTCCTTCGACCGTGGCTGCCCTTGCCCCAGCGGGCTCGATCATTGCGACCACAGAAGCGAGATGGTTCAGAAACATCTCGACCACGTTGTGGGTTGGAACTCCAACCTTCAGCGCCTCTCTCGCCCCCGCCGCGATCGAATGCTCAAGAGGATCGAGAATGAGTTTTCCTATATTCCCAGGAAGCTGAACAGGTTCCGGGCTAGTGTCATTGGCCATGACTACACCGCCGCTCCTATTGCTGGAGGAAGAACAGAAATATACGCG